ACACTTTAATGACATTATTCTTAATCTCTGTACGCTCCCCACTGTCTGCACTCTTAACATCAATACTACCAGTCAAAATTACACCTGCACTTAAAGAACCTGTTCTTATTTTACTTGCTTCTAAAGTAGCAATATAAGCATCTTGTATATAGACACCAACCGGAACATCAACACCATCAACTACACTCGGTGTAGTTTTAATAATAAATGGTAGTACTGGAGAGGCTAACACCCATGTTGCTGTGCTAGTTTTATAATAACGTGTTATATGGGGCAATACACTTATATCCCGCCAAACATATCCATTATATAAATTAACTGTAGGTGCTATAGCTTGAGCTACTGAAGGGGGTGCAACAAAGAAAGTACTAGCACGAACACCAAATTCACTAGTTGGTGCAGCATCATTAAGTGTACTAGCTAAACCAAAACCAGAAATTAATCCAGCTACATCAGTTTTAATGGTGTACTGTGCAGACAATGCACCATCTTCATCAGCTCGTGCAGTAGCTTCAATTTCAATTGCTGCAGCAGTATCTTCTTGTACTTGTGCTATAAGCAAATTAGTAGCTGAAGATTCTGCTATTCCATCTAATATTACCTGTTCAACAGTATTAGCTAATGGATTAATAAGATTAATTTCATCTTGAAGACTTTGAGTTAATAACCCAATATTGATATTTTCTGTAAGTGCAATAATTAAATCTTCTATTAAAGGTCTTGCAATACTTGATGCTGGGCCTATAAGTGCTCCTACCGTACCATTAATTGATACTATTTGTATCCAATAATAGTATGTATCCCCTGTATCAACTTTATCATAAAAGAAATTACCAGCTACTACTGCACGTTGTATAGCACCAACATAATCTATATTAGTGGCTCGAAATAATAAAACATGAGCAACTGCATGAGGATATGTTTGTGGATATGTCCAAGAAACATCAATACCTCCAAATGCAGGAGTAGCTGTTAATAAGACATTATTATCTGGATCCCCTGGTAAAGGACCTATCCAACCACCAGTACCACATACATTAGCCATTGATTTTTATCCAAATAAAATATTATCAAGAATTATCCCACTTTATACCTGATTTGGCTTAAAATAGATACCCAAGAGGCTCCTGCCTCTTCTTTGAATCAATAACCGATAGGATAAATTCAATGACTCTTCGTTATGCAAACGTCTCTGACGTTCCATTAGCTTTAGCCGTATTCCTTGCTACAGATAGTTATGATTATAACCCAGATCCCAATACTGTTAGTGCTACTACTTTACTTAAGCCTATCCGTCAGATAGTCCTTCCCCCTTATTATGAAACCAGAAATTCTTGCGGTAGCTATTAAAGCAGAGGTAGAAATATTCTCTTTACCTTCTAATATGGTACATGGAAAATTTTATAATGATTATAGATTTACTGAACATGGGTTAGAAGATTTTTACTATCTAGCTTTTAAAGCAGGACAAATAGATGTAGCACATTCCATTAATAAGATCACTAAAGGATAATTCGTATGCTCCAATTTGAAGCAATGCAATACCATTCTACAAGCGAACAACTAGTCAAAATACTACAAGACCATACTCAACGAGAAGATAGTTTATTCTTCCGCTTAATGGTTGGTTATTATTTCTGTTTAGCAGCATCTCAGATGCGATGCACAATAGACTCTCCAGCTGATGGTGAGACTCCTGTGAATATGTATGTACTTAACCTAGCTCCAAGTGGTTATGGAAAGACTATGGGAACGAATCTTATGGAAGAGCAGGTACTACATCAATTCCGTCAGAGATTTCTAGATGAAACATTTCCTATATTAGCTGAACAAAATTTACCTAAGCTTGCTCTTAAAAGAGCCAATCGTAAAAGCACTGATCCAGATGAAGAACTAATCCGTGTAACAAAAGAATTTGAACGTCTAGGTCATTTAGCATTTAGTTTTGATAGTGGTACTGCACCAGCTGTTAAACAAATGCGGCATATGCTCCTTATGGCTAATGCTGGTTCAATGAACTTAATCATGGATGAAGTTGGAGCTAACTTAGCCGCAAATACAGAAGTATTTGATACATTTATTGAGCTATTTGATAAAGGGTTAATTAAACAGAAGCTCATTAAGAATACTTCAGATTCAATTCGCAGTGAAGAAATTATAGGCAAGACACCAGCTAATTTATTAATGTTTGGTGTACCTAATAGATTACTTGATGGTGCTAGAACTGAAGAAGCTTTAATGACTATGCTGAATCAAGGTTATGCTCGTAGATGTTTCTTTGGTTATGTACGTAACTCAAATAGAAAACAAGGACGTACTCCAGAACAAATGTACATAGATCGTACAAATCACCATAATGATGCTTTCCTTAACGCACTAGCAAATAGGCTAGATAACTTAGCAGATATTATTAATGCAAATAAAAAGTTAATCATTAATAAAAATACTTGCATACTACTTAATGAATACCAATTACATTGTGAAGCTCGTGCAGATAAGCTTCCAGAATATCAAGAAATCCAAAAACGAGAATTATCAGAACGTACTTTTAAAGTACAGAAACTAGCTGGGGCATATGCATTTATTGATGATTCTCCCGAAGTTACAGAGGAGCATGTTAACAATGCTATTAAACTAGCTGAAGATTCAGGTGAAGCATTTACTTTATTATTAGCACGAGATAAACCTTGGGTTAAATTAGCTAAGTACATTGCAACAATTGGTACTGATGTAACACAAGCTGACTTAGCAGAAGATTTACCTTTCTATAGAGGCAGCTCTGGTGCTAAAGCAGAAATGGTAGTTATGGCTACAGCCTATGGCTATAAAAATAATATTATTATTAAGAAATCATTCTCAGATGGTATTGAATTTTTACGCGGTGAAACCTTAAAAGAGACAGTTCTCAGTAAAATGGTACTTAGCCATAGTACAGATATTACAACTGATTATCAAAATGAATATGCACCCTTCGATAAACTACATCAACTAACTCAAGCACCAGGAGTTAATTGGGTTAACCATCATTTAATTGGTGGTTATCGTAAAGAAGAAAATGCTATACCTGGTTTTAACTTATTAGTTATAGATATAGATGGTGGAGTTAATCTTAGCACTGCTCAGCTATTACTTAAAGATTATAAAGCTCTGTACTACACTACCAAACGACATACAGAAGAAAATCATCGCTTTCGTATCATATTACCTATGAATTATGAATTAACTATGGATGCTAAAGACTATAGAGAGTTCTATAAAAATGTAATAGAGTCACTCCCATTTGATGCTGATGAACAGTGTGGTCATAGATGTAAAAAATGGTTAAGCCATGCCAATCATTATGAATATACAGAAGGAGAATTATTTAACGTACTACCATTTATACCTAAAACTAGTAAAAATGAAGAACGTAAAGTAATACTTAATTCACAACAATCTATGGATAACCTAGAGCGTTGGGTTACTAATAATATTGGTGATGGTAATCGTAATAATATGTTATTACGTTATGCACTTATATTAGTAGATGCTGGTTTTAGCTTCGATAATATTCACAGTAAAGTAATAGAACTTAATAATAAGATCCCAGATAAATTAGATGAGATCGAACTTATGAGTACCATCCTTCTTACAGTAAGTAAGACCTTAGCTAAACGTCCTTAATTAAATGAAAGGAAATCATGAGTCAAATTAATGACCACTTAATACTCTTAGGTGGAAAGAGTGCAGCTGGAAAAAGTGCATCTTTAATGCAACTAGAAAACCCTGAAGGTGTTATGTATCTCAATTGTGAGAGTGCTAAACGCTTACCATTTAAATCTAAATTTCAAGAATTCACAGTAACTGATCCACTTCAAGTATATGAAGCATTCACTACTGCAGAGACTATGAAAGATGTGCACACTATTGTTATAGATAGTCTCAGCTTTTTAATGGAAATGTACGAATCTGTACATGTCATTAATGCCGTTAATACAATGAAAGCGTGGGGAGATTACGCTCAGTTCTTTAAAAATCTCATGCAACAGTATGTTGCAAAGTCCTCAAAGAATGTCATCTTTCTGGCTCATACTGCAGATGCCCTTAACGAGGGTGAGATGATAATGGAAACCAAAGTTCCTGTAAAAGGAAGCCTCAAAGGTACTGGATTGGAAGCCTATTTCTCAGTAGTTATTTCTTCTAAGAAAGTATCTCTTAAAGTACTTAAAGACTATAAATCTACGCTTCTTAACATTACACCTGAAGAAGAAGCATTGGGTCTTAAGTACGTATTCCAGTGTAGATTAACAAAGGATACTGTTAATGAACGTATTCGTGGACCTCTTGGATTATTTGAAACACAAGAGACATTCATTGATAACAACATGCAGTTAATTCTTAATAGACTTCAAAAATATTATCAACCATAGAAAAGGAAATACTCAAATGTCTTTACTTAAAGCTCTTACAACAGACTCCACCATTGCTGATGAAAAAGATAGTGTTGGTAGCGGAGGTGTACTCGAATCAGGTTTGTACCCATCTACTATTACTCTAGCTTATGTTATTAAGTCAGCAGCTGGTGCTACAGGCCTTGTCTTACATGCTAAGACTGACCAAGATCGTGATATTAAACAAACCATGTATATGACCTCTGGTACTGCCAAAGGATGTAAAAATTACTATGAGAAAGATGGTAAAAAGAATTACTTACCTGGATTCTTACAAGCACAATCATTGGCACTGTTAGCCATTGGTAAAGAAATCTCTGAATTAGATACTGAAGTTAAAGTTGTAAATGTTTACAGCTATGAATCTAAGAAAGAAGTACCTACTAAAGTAGATATGATTGTTGATCTTCTTGGTAAAGAAATCTTAATTGGTCTGCATAAACAAACTGTAGATAAAACTAAGAAGAATGATGCTGGTGAATATGTATCTACCGGTGAAACTCGTGAAGAAAATGAAATTGAGAAATTCTTCAGGGCTTCTGATCGTATGACTACTTCTGAAGTTCGTGGTCAAATTGAAAAAGCTGTATTTATTGATACTTGGATAAATAAGCATACTGGTAAGACACGCGATAAAACTAAGAAGTCTGATGGTACAGCAGGTACTCCTCAATCAATAGGTACTGCAGGTGCTGTTAAGAAACCTTCTTCTAGCTTGTTTACCTAAGCTATGACTGATAAAGACACCATAGAAATACGGGATCTGGATCAGTTTGTCAGAACTCTAGTATCTTGGCATAGTAATAAAGTCAAGACACTAGAGCACATACTAACCATACCTGGTGGCACTGAACTAGAAACACCGGAAGGAACCAAGATTATTTTAATTGGAGATACTCTTTCTGGTTTCAGGGCTGGTCTTACTTTAGCTCTAATGGAACTAGGTAAATTACCATTTGCTTACGAAGTAGAATCCTATGAAGAACCTACTAATGACCCAATCACGGAATCTTAAATTAGTAGGTATGGATCCCAG